CGCATCAAGAATTTGCTTCGTCATCTCATCGTACATTTCCTGCACGAGTGGGGAATCTTCGGGGATTTCGTCCCCAACATTTAGTGTGCCAGACGAAAGCACTCCATCATATTTGGCCTTCTCATCGCCTGTCCGCTTCGCCTCGGGCTTATTTAGGTACTTGCCGTAGCCGCTTGAAAGACCTTGGCTGGTCTTTTCTACCTGCTTTTTTACGGGCTTTTTCTTTGGCTTTTCAGTATCGGCCATTTCGCCTTCGGCCATCTTCTCGACACGTTCCATGTATTTGTCGATTTCGGCAATGGCCTTCTTTAACTTCTTTATTTGGTCAGAATCTGATGCTCCATCCAAAACGCCTTGAAGCTCGTCACGCTGCGACTCTGCTGCGCCATATTTTTCTGCCGAATCAACATCCGGGTCGTCTATTCGCGGAAGATTTACAAGCTCGCTTCCAGAGGAAAGTTTCTGGCGCTCTTTAGGTTTTGTTATTTTCTCTACTTGAATTTCCGCTCGAGAAATTGCTGCAGCATTCGGCTTCGCAACCTGCCTGGGGGATGGCTTGGGGTTACGAATAGAGCCAGGACCATCTGGTGTTGGGTCATTTACGGCAAGCGGAACTCCACGCAGGAACAGTCCCTCTCCTACGATGCCGTTAAGGTTGGAGTCGCGTGCAGTGAATGGGTCAAAGTCTTCCGCACCCACAGATGTGAAGAAACGACCGCGAGAACGACCTCCGCCGATGTTTGGGCGGTCAATTAATCGACTGCTGATAGCTCTGCCGAGGCGATACCCGGCTGCTTTCCACTCTAGGTTGTTTTCACTTAAGGATTTTTTTTTTAAGTTTGCGACTGCATTGTCGACTGCCTCAATCAATTCGTAGGTAACGCCAGAGGTCATGAAGATGCCGTTTGTGTCGACGAAAGAATCAACGCCGTGATAGTCGAAGATTGGGTCAAGAATCTGCTTCACTTGAAACGCAAACTGAGGAACAACGGGAAGCAAATATGGCTTATCGTCGAAATCTTCGTTTTTGGAACCGAATTCACTTAAGAACTTAAAGCTCCGGCGCTTTTTTCTGCGCTTGCCGACTACCTTGCGAAGTCCTGCAATTGCCAATTCTCCGGGGTATTTTACCTCGAGGTCAGCAACGTAATCTTCTTCGGCAAATTCCTCGTCGAGTTCGTATGCCTTTGAGCCAGCTCCCTTGACAACACCCTTTGGGATGACAGCAAAACGGCACTTGCCTTCAGGCTCTACTTCCATGTCGATTATCTTGCAGGCGCTTCCACCCTGATAGAAGACGCAGTTTGAACACTTGACGCCGATTCCGGCAACTTCATTTTGTGCAGCAGGAGTATATGCCGCCCACACTCCCTCGGAATCTTCGTTGAACTTTCCGTGACGCTTTACGATTTTTAAAAGAGCATCCCTGAGGTCTACTTCTTCTTGGTCGAGATTGTTGGGGTCAAATCGACTCCCGTTATCGTTTTCGTATTGCACTGGTGGCAAAGGAACTATCTGGTTGCCGTTTTCGCCTGGCTTAATAGCAACTGGGATTGATGGCATTTGAGAAGGCCGAACAATTCTTTGTGGCTCATTTGGGGGCATACCTGGCATCGCCATTGGCATTGCGCTTACAGGAGCAATGGGCTTACGCGCGGGCATTACAACAATGGGGCGCGGCGCACCGAACATATAATGTCCGCGATTATTGCTGAATCCACACTTGTAGCGGCCAACTTCTCCGTTGTCCATTCTTCGCGCAAACGTAATCTCTTCGTCGTTAACTTCCATTAAAGATACTTTTGCGCCCAAAATTGCAGCAAGCTGCTTTTCTATCTCTGCCTTGTCAATTGGGTCTTCTTCGTTCATCATGGACATCAAGATTCCACCGGACAACTCTTCGGACTTAACGGAAATAGTCCCAGTTAGCTGGTTTGCGCCATGCAGAACCGGAGATACCTCATATAACTCAAGTTCATAAATGATATTTGCTTGGGATTTCTGGTCAAACTGAGCTCGAAGTGTCTTGTAACCAATCGACCATTCCTGCTCCTCGCCAAAGAAAGCAACCATAGCGAAGGCCTCTCGGCCTTTTTCCGAATTGAGATTAAACTGAACGCGAGCAAATAGGCCACCAATTCCGGCCATCTTCATCTTCATGGGAAGGCGGTTGTCTGTGTTCGGAACTTCGTAAATCTCCAGGACCTTACCGATGGGGTCGTTCCAACTATGTCCCCAGACAACGCGCGGCTTACGGCGTTGGAGGCTCTTCGTGAATGCTCCAGTGGCAACGATGTCGCCCACAGAGTCCTTGTTGCCGATGCCAGCCACGAAGCATTCGACAATTCCCTGCGCTTCATCCAAATTGATGGAGTCGGAGTGCCCGAGCGTAGACGACTTATATTCAAACAATTCTGATGGCATTCGATAGACCCTTCACGTCGTGTCTATTGAAAATAATAAGCGATTTAGAAGTCTGTCCGGTGCAACTATCACCAAAGTTATTTGTTTAAAGAAAATATTATTTATTTTACTGAAATAGTAATTTCTTTAAACTGTCTGGCCGAAACTCCATGCCGACCTTGTCTCGCGCTCTGCTAGCAATTCTTGCTGGTGCGCAAAAAAATCCGTAAACATTTCTACGAGGCCATCACGAAAGAAGCTAAACCGTTTTTCTTCGTCTGCATATACGAAAGATTTAAGCATTAAGGAGTTAATTTCATTGAAATGAACCTCATTAATTTTCTTCATTCTGGATGTATGTGCATCAACCATTGCTCGGACATCTTTTGCTGGCAGTGCTTTGATTTTTAGACCTTTCGTAGACGCATCATCGACTCGCGACTCAAAGGAATCGTTAATTATCGAGGACACAACGGGGCGAATATCTTCATCAAACTGTCTGTTCCATGTTTCTATTGACAACACGGATTCAATATCAAGCGTGCCGTGCATTAAGGCCTTCCTTGATTTTGCCCCACTTGCCTTTTCGAGAACTACCCGTTGCTGGCGCTCGATAACTCTCTCCATGCCACGAGCTAGGATATTGGTCCACCGCTCTATTGCCTGTTCGCTGCGGTCGATTGGGTCTTTGGTCTCTTGTTTTTCTTCCGTGGACTTTACCTGTATTTCGTTATCCGGCGACGATGCCACGGACATAGGTCCTGGGGGCATTGGGGCCTGCACGCCACCACCAAAGGCTTCTGGCGGGGTCGTAGTTTGGGCAAGCTGACCACTGGCTGCGGACTCTGCAAGTGCCCCAGCCATCGTATTGACGTCCAGCGGTACAGGTTCGCCGCCCGGCGGAACTGGTCCTGGGGGCATTCCTGGCACACCCGGCGGCATTCCCGGTATTCCCGGCGGCATTCCAGGCATACCTGGTGGCATTCCCGGCATACCTGGAACTTCGGTCTGGCCTTCTTCCATTTTCTTTTTGGTATTAGCAATTGGAATAAGATTGGGGTTCTGTAGCAAAGAGTCCGCGAGGTCTGCCTCAACTTCCTTGCGAGAAGAACCGATTCTGTACTCATTCGCGCTGATTAACCCGCCCTGGAACTCCTGTAACAGGTACCTGTCTCTTTCCTGCTTGTAGAGCATAAGAATTGGGACTTCTGACGTGTCAAAATCTAGATAATACTTGTCATCGAGTTCATCAAGAGCTCTGGCGATTGGCTCAAGATGGGGGAGCATTGTTTCCATCCAAAAAACACGGATTTCTTCTCCGGCATTACTGAATGTTCTTCCAGAAGCGTTTCCTATGACGGATTCAGGAACACCAAATGCTGACAGAATTTCTTCTTTTGTTATTTGACGCATCTGAACATATGCCGCATCGCGCGGATTGGCCGAAGTATCGACGAAATCAACACCGTCATCGGCAGCAATAACTGTTGTATGGCCAGCCCTTGCCAGATTGCCGCGGAACCTATTTCTAAGCTCCTCCTTATCGTCTTCTTCCATCTCTCCACGAACAACCAAAATGCCGCCAGGACGACCATCATTAAGCAGGTAGTTGCGGTTGTAGATTTTGGCTAGGTTTTCTATCTCAATGGCAACCCCAGCCGCTTCCAGTGGCGTAAGGGACAGATAAGGGTCGAGAGGGTGCGGTCTTCTTATCCAGCAAACATCTTCTGGCTTTAAGAACTGCTTTTCTCCGTAGGGCATTTGTACTTCGTACCCTGATACGAACTTTTTGGGGTCCGGTATTGGTGCCGTTGATTGAGGTGGAAGAAGGTTGAGGGCAATAATTCCCCCATCCCGTCCTCTAATTTTCTCTACGAATGCCCCTCGAGTACCGAGCATCAGCTGAGCCGACAATCTGTATCGGAAAATAAAAGAGTTTTCTCCTACATTCGCCTTATTATTCAAGAGCTCTAAGAGGGTAGACCTGTTGGCCTCGCGGCCACGAACTATTTCCCCCTGATTAGAGTTGTCTTTCCTAAGAATAATTGGAAGGCGAGCCTGATTTCCAGCAATCGCATCAATACATCTATTGACCCAAGTAATCTTGGACATTCCCTCGCGATAGGCGCGTTCAATGTCCCATCCATCCTTATACGCTTTCCCTGCTAGAGACGGGTTTATGGATACCGGAGCTCCATAGCCCAGGTCCTTGCGGGACGGGGGGATTATATTTTTATTTTGAGACGGGTTCCAACGCATGCGCTACCTACCCGAGGCCCAATAACAAAGCGAAAAGTCCGCAACAAACACCAGCAACCACCCAACCGGCAGGCATGAATATCATACCTGTACCAATACTACAGAACATTATAAAGCAAACCATTAACAAATTTGCGAAAGTTCCTCTGTTCGCCTTGGCTGCTAGTGAAGATTTTGTTTTTTTGAGGAATAAAACTGGAGATAATAATACCACCCTAAGTCTTCCGGGTGATTTTTTGCGTTGTTTTTTTATGTTCTCTGATGCTGGTGGCATGTAAGATACAGTAGCGCAGAAGTTGGCCCTCGGGCACCATGGGCGCTATTTGATTGGTTACGTTAACTTATGGCATCAAAATCTAACTGGGAAGAAGTTCTAGAGTATCTGAGCCCCAAGCTGCCTCCTTTTTGCCCAGAAGAGCCATCTTTGAATCAAAAAGTTTTTTTGAGGACAAACTGTCTTGAAG